GATTTAACAAACAGCATGGCTGCTTATAGCGCCGCTATAAGTAAAACAAAAGACATTAAGTTGTCAAAATAAATAATATAGAGGGAGAAAAGTATAATGTACTTATCTGAAACTTACGAAAAGAAATGGCAGCCAGTCCTAGAACACCCGGATTTACCAAAAATTCAGGATTCTTACAGACGTGCCGTTACAGCTACTATCTTGGAAAACCAAGAAAGAGCACAAAAAGAAGACAACGCTTTTTTAAGTGAAGCAGCGCCAACTAACTCATCAGCGGGAACAGCAAATTGGGATCCAATTTTAATTTCGCTTGTTAGAAGAGCAATGCCTAACTTGATTGCATACGATATCGCTGGCGTACAGCCAATGACTGGTCCAACTGGACTTATCTTTGCAATGAGAAGCAGATACACTAACGCAAGTGGATCAGAAGCACTATTTAACGAAGCTGATTCAGATTTTTCAGCTAGAAATGCTGCAGCTGATTCTACTACAGGACAAGAACCGGGCGGTCACGCTGGTACTAATCCTGCTGTGTTAAACGATAGCCCAGCTGGTTCTTTCACAAAAGGAACTGCAATGGCAACAGCTACTGCTGAAGCCCTTGGAGACGCTGGTGCAAATGCATTTGCTGAAATGGCATTCTCAATTGAGAAAGCAACAGTAACTGCTAAATCAAGAGCTCTTAAAGCTGAATACACTATGGAACTTGCTCAAGACTTAAAAGCAATCCATGGTCTAGATGCTGAAACAGAATTAGCAAACATTCTTTCTGCTGAAATCCTTTCGGAAATCAACAGAGAAGTTGTTAGAACTGTTTACATCAATGCTAAGCCTGGTGCTCAAACTAACACAACTGCGACTGGTATCTTTGATTTAGATACTGACTCTAATGGAAGATGGTCTGTTGAAAGATTCAAAGGACTAATGTTCCAACTAGAGAGAGAAGCAAACGTAATTGCACAACAAACAAGAAGAGGAAAAGGTAACATGATTATCTGTTCTTCTGATGTTGCTTCTGCATTACAAATGGCTGGCGTATTAGATTACGCTCCTGCTTTAAATAATAACCTAAACGTTGACGATACTGGTAATACTTTTGCTGGTGTTCTTAACGGTAGATTTAAAGTGTACATTGATCCATACAGTGCAAATGCTGCTGCGAAGCAATATTTTGTAGTTGGATACAAAGGTACATCACCATATGACGCTGGATTATTCTATTGTCCATATGTACCTCTACAAATGGTTAGAGCAGTTGGTCAAGACACTTTCCAACCGAAAATCGGATTTAAAACGAGATACGGTTTAGTGGCTAACCCATTTGCTGAAGCTGCAGGGTCTGTATCAACAGACGGATCTGCTAATGCTAACCAATATTACAGACGTGTACAGGTTGCCAATTTGATGTAAGCAACTTGTTACTTTTGTAACATATTAAAAGAGGCGGCTTTCGGGTCGCCTTTTTTTTGCCTTTCTTATACCTTATAAATACTACTATGAAGAAAATACTAAAACAATACCTCTACATATTTCTAACAGTTCTTTTACTATTGAGTGTAACTCTTATTTTAAGTAATAATGAACCTAATCCACTAGTAGAATTAGAAGAAAAGATTAAAAAAGTAGAACAAAAAGAAATTGTTTTAACACCAAACGAAAAAGAGTTAGAGAAAGAAGCTAACGAAAAAGATTGGAATGAAGTAGATAAGAACACTACTAAATAGTAATATGACAATTACAAACTCTTTTACTAGACAACCTACGAAATTAGATTATGCTAGTCCTACTCAGTTTAAATTTAGTATATCAAAACTGCCTAAAGTAGAATACTTTTGTACAGCAGTTAATATACCTGGTGTCAACTTAGGTGAAACTACACAGGCAACTCCACTAAAAAGGATACCTATACCTGGTGACACACTAGTTTACGAACCATTACAGATGACTTTTTTGGTTGATGAGAATTTAGAGAACTTCCAAGAGATACATGGATGGTTAGTTGGTTTAGGATTTCCTAGAGATCATAAAGAGTTTCAAAATTTACTTAGAGCTGGTAGTGATAGATTTCCAAATAGAAATACATCAAACGTTTCAAGTGAAGCTGGAAGGTCAAAGTATGCTGCAGCAGATGCTGGTCCAACACTATCTGACGCTACTTTAACTGTATTGTCAAGTAAAAATAATGCACAAGTTGAAATAAGATTTAGAGACTTATATCCGACAGGCGTAACTGGTTTACAATATAACCAACAAGCGGCTGATGTGGATTATCTAACAGCGACAGTATCATTTAGTTATTTAATATATGACTTTGCTAATGTAGGGTCATCAACAACAACAGTAACATCATCATAGACCAAATTAATTCTAGTCCTCAACTACTCGACTGTATAAATAGATGTATGAAAAAGACTCATAATCATCATATTATACCTAGACATGCGGGTGGTACAGACGACCCTAGTAATCTAATAGAACTAACTGTTGAAGAACACGCTGAAGAACATAGGAAATTGTTTGAGAAGTATGGACGTTGGGAAGATGAACTAGCGTGGAAAGCGATATCAGGTCAGGTACCTAGTTATCAAGTCGCTCAGTTGGCGAGAAGATATGCGCAATTAGGAAGAAAGGCGACTAAAGAAGCGAAGGAGAAACAAAGTATGGCGAAAATAGGAAATAAAAATGCGTTGGGTAATAAGGCGAGATTGGGACAACCACATACTGAGAAAACAAAAAAGAAATTAAGTCTCGCTAAAACAGGAGAGAAAAATCCTCAATGGGGTAAGTTTGGTTTGGCGAATTCCTTTGGTGGAAAGACCCATGATGAAGAAACAAGAAAACGAATAGGTGACGCCGTTAGACTCGGACATGCGAGAAGACGAGAGATACTTAACAACACGACTAAATAGTTAAATAGAATATAATGGAGTTATTATGGATTTGGAACAATTACAAGACTTGGCTGACAAGAAACTAAAGATTAACGATATAGAGTTAGATATAGAATCATTAAAGACACCTGCGTTACACAATGAGTTTATGAAACACTTAACAAAGTTTAAATTATTGTTAAGTAAAGCACAAGTAGAATATCATACACAAAGAAAACGAAAGTGGGAATACTACACTGGTAAGGCACCAGCAGAAGTATATACACTAAAACCCTTTAGCTTAAAATTATTAAAAACAGATGTTGACAAGTATCTGGACGCTGATCCTGAACTAGTAAAATATAAGCAAAAGGTAGAATACATAGAAACAGTTGTAGATTTTTTAGATAGAACCCTTAGACAAATATCAATGCGTGGTTTTCAAATAAAAAATGCTATTGACTGGAGGAAATTTACTAGTGGCGCTATTTAATTATCCCAAATATAGTCATTTAATATAAAAGATTGGGATATTATAAATAATAGTATGGCCTCTTTGATTTATCAAATAACAAATACAATCACAAACCAGAAGTATATTGGTTGGACTAAAAAAACAGCCAAAGATCGGTTTAAGGTACATTGTCAATGTGCCAAACGAGGTGATAAATCATATCTATACAATTCAATTAGAAAATATAACGAAGATAACTTTATAGTTGAAGAACTTGAAAGAGGGAATGATGATGTACATATGTTAAAGGAAAGAGAACCTTATTACATATCTCAATTATCAAAGAAAGAAAGACTAAACATTACAAACGGTGGTTATGGTGGCGTAACATCTACAAGTTTCAAAAAAGGCCAATTACCTTGGAATACAGGTAAAAAAGCACCAAAGATAGCTAAAGCAAGAAAAGAATATTGGATAGAATGGAGAAAAGAGCATCCTAATTATAAAGATAAATGGAAAGTAAATACTGTAGAAAAATTAGGTTTTACGGAACAAGAGAGAAAAGAAAGAAGTAAAAGAATATCAAAAATCAATCAAAAGAAAATAAAGTGTCCTCATTGTAGTGTTATAGGTAATTTAGCAAATATGAAAAGATGGCATTTTGATAAGTGTAATGACAGTAACTAGATATTTAATAATAGATAAAGTAAATGAAGTTTATCTTAAAATAGAAGCTGATGCTGATATTAGACGAGAGCTAGGTCAATTTTTTACTTTCGAAGTTCCTGGTTATAAGTTTATGCCTAATTTTCGAAACCGCCAATGGGACGGTAAGATACGTTTATTCACATATGCAACTGGTCAAATATATGCTGGATTGTATCCTTATATTATTAATTGGTGTAAAGATAATGATGTACACGTTGTTGATGGTACTAAAATAAAACACAACAAAGTTGATGATAAGAAAGTTGACGACTTAATCAAAGCGCTTAAACTACCACACGAAGTTAGAGATTATCAAAGAGAAGCTTTTAAATATTCTGTTGAAAAAGATAGATGTCTATTAGTATCTCCTACAGCCTCCGGTAAATCTCTCATAATCTACCTCATGGTGATCTTTAATTTATTACGACTGAAAGATACTAAACAAGACAAGATCCTGATTATAGTGCCCACTACATCGCTTGTAGAGCAGTTATTTAAGGACTTTATAGACTATGGTTATAATAGTGAAAGAAACGTACATAGAATATATCAAGGCCATGAAAAAGAAACTAATAAAAGAGTTATTATATCTACTTGGCAATCAGTTTACAATTTACCTAAGAAATGGTTTAATCAGTTTGGTATGATTATTGGTGATGAAGCTCACTTGTTTAAAGCAATGTCATTAACTAAACTTATGACTAAATTAGAAAAATGTAAATATAGAGTTGGTCTTACCGGTACCTTAGATGGTAGTAAAACTCACAAGTTAGTATTAGAAGGATTGTTTGGTGCTGTTAATAAAGTAGTATCTACAAGTGAATTAATAGAAACAGGTAAACTAGCTGATTTAAAAATTATGTGTTTAGTATTACAACACGATCAAACAGCTCGTCATTTTTTAAAAGAGAAATCTTACCAGGAAGAGATGGACTATTTGGTGTCAAATGAAAAAAGAAATAAGTATATAAGAAACTTGGCGACTTCACTAAATGGAAACACACTATGTTTATTTCAATATGTAGAAAAACACGGAAAGAACTTATATGAAACTATACGAGAACGAGCAACAGACAAACAAGTCTTCTATGTTCATGGAGGAGTTGAC